ATCCGCGAGTTTGTTGACCCATTAGCCAATTTGCGCCGGCAAAGCGAGACGCCTGACATGGCCTCGGCGATCGATTCCGAGCATGAGATCCTCATGGAGCAGTTCGGACTGCACGATGCACAGGCCAAGGCCGTGGCCATGTGGGCCAACCAGCGCGAGCAGACGGCAGCCCGCTCGATGCAGGCTAGAGTGCTCGGGGCCATCTTGGGACAATTCCTTGGCGAGAAGACGGCAGACGCTAACACGATGTTTTGGGCGCTGGCCTTCCAAAGCGGGGTAGCCCGGCACCTCTCCAGCCACAATCCGAACAGCAAAGCCAAGGAGTTGGGCGTTACGCGGGCGCTGATGAGCTACTGGCAAAAGGTCTGGGAGAAGGAGCTAGAGCTTCACGACCTGACCTACGCGAAGACCAACCAGGCTCGGGTCAAGTATTCAGCGGCACGCAAGGCGTTTGTCCGCAAAGCGAGGGCGGCATGAAGACTTACGACGAATTATGGAAAGAGTCCCAGCGCGGTGCGTGGGCTACTGGCGGTAAATGCCCAAAATGTGACGGCAGATCCTACCGCGGCGGATATTGCATGGACTGCGGCACATGGCGAACAGGTTCAAAAAAAGAGATCAGTCCACGTTATGGAATCATTGAAAGACCATTTGAACCAGAAAGAGCAGATTTTTTATGAAAAACACACAACTGATGGAATACACCGTGCCGCAAGGCATGAAGGCAACGAAAACGGCACTGGTCTTACCCTCGGGCATGAAGCCAGAGGAGTGGGCGTCCTGTGGCGAATACCTACAGGCAGCGGAAAAGTCTTTGGGCGTCTGGAAGGCGGATTGGTTGAGCTACGGCAGGGCCAATTATGAGGTTGATTTTGTCGAAAAGACGTTAGTGCAGATGACCTTTGACCTGAAGGAACGCGAGAGACTTAACCTATTAGGCGAGGTGCAGCCGGCGCACAGGCATGAGGCGCTTACCTCAGAGCATTACCTGATCGCGGCCAAAAGGCTCGACAGTGATAAAGAGCGGGAGACATGGCTATTCACAGCACAGAGCGAGGGACTTAGCCCAAGGGAATTGCAGGCCAGCATCCGAGCGCATGAGGTCATCCGCATTGAGATGGAGAAGCGCCAAGTATCTTTGCCCTCACCCTATGCTGCTCGGGCTGAGTATCGCGCATGGAGAAAAGAGTTGGGCGAGGCGTGGCAGGAGTGGTGTCGAGAGGACTTTCTTGATGTGCGTGAAACAATGAAAGAGATGCATGACTGCTATGTTTGGCTTGGCGATCTAGCTGAAAAAGCGCCCCCCCGGGGTAAGGAGTCTCCTTAACCGTCTAAACCACCGGGGTTTAGGAGTCACTTGGTATGTATTTGAGTGTTTCCTAGCCGTTTGACTTGGCAACAGCGGGGGAAACATGGCGATGACTCACAGAGCAATGGCCAAGGCCATCGGCCTGACGGCGGGGCAAGTGTGCAAGCTGGCGAAGAAGGGGATGCCCCTGGACTCACCAGAGTCCGCATCCGCCTGGCGTAGTCGCCACATCGGCGCGCACACCAACCGCCCGGCACCAGCCCCATCAAAGCCAGCGCCGTTGCAGGAAGAAGACAACGAGGCAAAGCACGTCGAGGGGTTGGCTGATCTTCCGTTTGAGCAGATTACCAATACGGACAACTGCCGCGATGCCTTGCAGGAGAGCCGCGATGCCCGCCGCTTTGCCTGGAAGAAGGTCAAAGACCTGGACGCCGCCGGGCAGCTTGAAGACAGCCGCAAGTGGATGCAGACCCACCAGCAAATGCTTTTGCGGCAGGGCAACCTTGAGGAGCAGTTCCGCAACTTGATTGAGCGGGACGGGGAAACCATCAGCTACCGTGACGCCGACACAAGATACCGCAGCTTCCTCAACGACATTCGCGTCATCTGTGTGGCCATGCCGTCTTCCCTGGCGTCCAAGGTCAACCCCACCGACCCGCCGCACGCGCAGAAGATCATCGAAGAGTGGCGCAATGATGTGCTCTTCAAGACGCTGAAGGCCAAGGGTGGCGAGGCATGATTGAGCAGCTTGTCGCCTCGATGCGGGACGTGTTCAGCGCACCCGACATCCGCAAGCCCTGGCAGTGGGCCGAGGATGAGATTGTCCTGTCCCGTAGGCAGACCGAAAGCATTGGCCCTTATTCGACCTTGCTGACCCCCTACGTCCGCGAGCCGCTGGAGTGCTTTGCCGACAATAGAGTCACCGACCTAACGCTGTGCTTTGGCAGCCAGACCTCGAAGACCACGATCCTAATGATCGGAGCGGCGTGGCGCATGGCCAATGATCCGGCCCCGAGCATCTGGGTCATGCCAACCGAGCACCTGTGCCGCAGCTTTTCGGAGAATCGATGGCAGCCAATGGTCGAAGACTGCGGCGTCCTGCGCGCCTTGAAGCCGCAAAACCCACACCGCTTCAAAGCCCTAGAGCAGCAATTCCGCGATGCCACACTGACCTTCATTGGCAGCAACTCGCCGGCCAACTTGGCCAGCCGCCCGGCGGGCCTGCTCATCATGGACGAGACGGACAAGTTCGCCCCGGCCACCGAGCGCGAATCATCTGCCGTGGCCTTGGCTGAGAACCGCACCAAGAGCTACACCAACGCCCTGCGCGTCAAGGCCAGCACACCCACCGTGCCAGATGGCGAAATCTGGTCGGCTTTCATGTCAGGGGATCAGCGGTATTACTTTGTTCCCTGTCCGCACTGCGGGGAAAAGCAACGCCTAGAGTTCACGCAAGTGCGCTGGGACAAGGATGCCAAGATTGACGGCAAGTGGAACGAGGATGCCGTGCGGCGCTCGGCGCATTACGAGTGCGTTCAGTGCCAGGGCAAAATCACTGATGGCTACAAGACGCGGATGCTGCGCGAGGGCGAATGGCGGGCGACCAACTTGGCAGCCTCGGCAGGGCGGCGAAGCTATCACCTCAACAGTCTTTACGCGCCCTGGAGATCCTGCGGGTTTGCCGAGTTGGCGGTGAAGTTTCTGCAAGCCAAAGACACACCGGCAGACGTGCAGGACTTTAACAACTCCACCTTGGCCACACCCTACGCGCCCATCGATGTGAACGTGAAGGAGGAGAAGGTGCGCGACTGCCGCGATCCGCATTGCCTGTGGCAGCAAGTTCCCGAACACGCCAGCGGCGACAAGCTGGCCTATCTCTTCCTCGGGGCCGACCCCGGCCAGCATCAAACGCATTGGGTGGTTTCTGCCGTCAGCACGGCAGGAGAGATCACGCCGATTGACTGCGGCACGGTGCTTTCGCCCGAGGACTTGGTTCACTTCGTGCAGGAGGGCAACCCTGCGCGCCTGGCTTACAAAGACGCGGCAGGCAACGAATACAACGTCAAACGGGGGCTGGTGGACTCGGGCTATCTAACCGAGCGCGTCTACAACGTCTGCTATGCGACCGCCCCGGTCATGTGGCCAACCAAGGGCAGTGATGCCGCCTTTGGCAAAGACCCAGTGCGATACACCCGCCTGCAAGCACCGGCAGGGCTGGGCCTCTACACCTACATCGACAACGATATAAAAACGGAGTTCTACGATTGGCGCATCAACCGCCGGCGGGCTCCGCTCTTTCGACTGCCGATGGACGCACCCGAGGCGCTCATGGCGGGACTTAGCGGCCAGCAACTCATCACCAAACGCACGGTGGGCGGAACGTCCCAGCAATGGAAGAAGCTGCCCAATGACCACTTTGGCGACTGCGTGAAGCTGGCCTATGTCGGCTGGCAAATCCTCAAAGAGAATTTTGGACAACCCGAAGAATCACCTTTGACAGAGCAGCCAGAAGCATGACCTCCGAGCTGGCCGGCATTCGCAAATATCTCAAGCGCACAAAAACGTTGTCTCAGCTCGAAGTGCTCTCCAATGACTTATACGCCATTGCCGACTCGGAGGTCGTTATTACCAATGCCGGCTTTGAAGGCGGCAGCACCTCGGGCCAAGCGCGCAAGTATTCCAAGGGCGACATCCTCAACGTGGTCGAAGACCTCATTACCGAGCTTGATCCGCCCACTGATCCCGTCAAAACCAGCGGGGCAGGGATGATCTACGCCGACTACTCCGAGGCACTCATTCGCCTCTGAGCCTTTGACACTCCCGCCCGAGCGTGGCGGAAATCAAAGGCAAATCAAAACGCGGCGGGTATCGCCCGGGAGCGGGGCGTCCCAAGAAAGCGGACGCGAAGAATGCAGCCTTTGAAGCTGCCGAACTTTACCAGCCGGGGCGCACACTCATCTACATGCCTACGGTTCAGCCGAGGCAGGAGTTTCAGAGTGGGACGCGCACCAACATCATGCGGAAGGCGCGATGGCTCTACAACAATGTCGGTCTTGCCGCCCGCGCCGTGGACGGTGTGGCGCGCTACACTTGCGGCACTGGCATCATCCCGGCAGCCCGAAGCTCTGACGCTGCCTGGAACCGCCAAGCCGAGGAGATGTTTGAGGACACCTGTGGCCGCGAAGCCTTTGGGTTCGACGCGGCGGGCCAAGTTAACTTCTACGAGGCGCAGCATTTCATCTGCAAACACGTTGCCATTGATGGCGACTTCTTTGGCCAGTTTGTAAAAAGCAACGATGGCCGCGCCCTGATGCGCTTCATCGGCGGCGAGTCAGTCGGCAACGCCACCACCGGCCTTGCTCAAGACGAGTGGCAGGATGGCGTCCGCACCGACAAATTTGGCAAACCGACCCAATACCGCCTGCTGGCCGACGAGCCGCGCCGCGCCTTCACCGATGTTAACGCCGATGACATCCTGCATTTTCACCGCCCGGCGCGCATCGGCTACACCCGCAGTCCGTCTTGGCTCTCCCGCGC